GGCGAAGACGTTGATGCTTTTGTGCAAGCCGCAGGAGATAGAGCCCAAGAAAGTGGTGCAGCTAATGCGGTTGCTTTAGCCGTTATGAACGACCCAACACAAACGTATCGAACAACCGCAGGAGACGTTAACCTTGCAGGCATGTCAGGGTTTGGTTCTACCGCTATGGGGTTTGCCCTTGGTGGTTACGTGGACTCTCCTTTTGCAGACCCAATGAAAGTTCCCGGTCTTGGAGCTATGGGAGAAATTACAGGTTCTAATGAAATGCTAGGTCCTCAACAAGCGGGCAACGCGCCAAGTTATATGACAACTTCAAATGCGGACATGATGGGCACAAAAGAAGGAAACCCCTCCCAGCAAGCTTCTTTTCTTCAATCTTTTGCTGCTTTAGCTCCTGCACAAAATCAAATTGGACAAATGGAAGGAGTTGGTGGGCAGTTTGAACAGATGCAACAACCCTTGACTCAACAAGGACTTGGTGGACAGTTTGAACAAATGCAAAACCAGTATGGACAACAAGGAGTTGGTGGGCAATTTGAACAAATGAACCAAATGAAAAATCAATTTGGACAGCAAATGGCTGGTATGCAAGGCGCACCTTTAGAGAACTACAGAAATTATTTAAACCAAGTTTACACTGCTCCAGAAATGCAAAGCGCAACCGCCGCGTTAGGGGGAGCTTTAGAAGGAAAAGTACAAGACTTTGTTGAAATGGTAGATGAAGCGGAACGCGCTCATTTTGACGCGCAAGACAGCTACGGCTTTGGCGGCGGTGACTTTCAACAAAAATTATTAGGTCAGTTTCAAAACCAACAGCAAGGAATTGGCAGCCTTGGCATGTTTGCAGACGGCGGCATGGTTGGAGCGCGGCCCCCGGTCCGCGGACCAAATCCACAAGCAACGTTCCAAGACGGTGGTCAGGTTCAAGACCCGAAAGCCAACATGCGTTTAGCCTTGGAGAGATTGTCTGACCCTCAGATATTAGAAATATACGGAATAAACAGAGAAGAGCTTGCGGGTAATTTAGCCATGTTAGAGGCTCAAGAATACCAACAAAGTCCTTATGACGCCATACCGCAAATGCCTATCTAAAGCAGCCAGTCTTTAGCGTCTTCTCCCAACACTTGCCCGGCTATATCAATCTTCTGGCGTAAAGCTTTGAGTATCTTTTCGTCAATAGTGCCTGACGAAACTAGGTCAATATAAGTGACCTTGTTAGTCTGACCAATGCGGTGGGCACGATCTTCTGACTGTAGTCGTATCTCCAAATCGTAACTGTTAGAAAAATAAATTACAGTATTGGCGGCAGTCAAAGTAATGCCATACCCACCCGTGCGTGGTTGCCCTACAAAGAACCGTAACGGACTGTCTTTGTCTTGGAAGCGATTAACCGTTTCTTGTCTTTCATCTTGTGGTGTACCGCCGTAATAAGTTGCGACCGAATCGGGCCCGAAACGGTCGCGCAAGGCATCAGCTATCTGTTGAATGTCATAAGTCCACGACGCCCAAATGATTGCTTTACCTTGAACTTCTTCAGACACAGAGAGGAGTTCCTTCAAGCGATTGTTTGCTAGAGGTTGTATTTCTCCCTCGTCTGGCTGCAAAAATCCGCAGCATATTTGATGTAGACGCATAACTTGCGTCAAAACACTTGCAGTAGTAGCTAAGTCTCCACTTTCTAGCTTGGCCAAGGCCAGCTTCTTCATCTGAACGTAAACCTTTAATTGTTCTGGAGTAAGCTCTACTTCACGACGTACATAAACTTTTTCGGGCAAGTCTAAGCAGTCTTCTTTTAATATTCTGTTGCTGAAAGTATCAAGTTTATCTGACAATTCGTCGAGCCTGCGGTATCCTACAATCTGTTGAAAACTACGGTGCCCCATTGTTTTTTGCTGGACATTTGCATACCGCGCTTGAAACGCAAAATAGCTGTTAAAGCCCAGCGCCTTGTCTTTTAGAAAGTCGCACTGGCTAAACAAATCCATAGGGCTCTTTGTAATAGGTGATCCTGTTAAGATACGGCGATACTTGGACAGTCGTTGCAAGCGTGTAATGTTCTTGGTCCGCGAGGCTTTGCGGTTTTTAATGGTTGTGCTTTCGTCAACAATAACCATGTTTTCCGGGTTTTGAAATAAAAACGCTTCTGCCGCATCTGTACCACGAGGCGTGGAAAACGCTTCGACGTTCATCACAAATATTTTAAGTCCATTGTATTTCTCTACAATAAAATCTTTTAATTCTTTTTCTTTCTTGATTCCCTTGGTGGGTGTCCAACGTATAACTTTACAAGAAATACGGTCTGGTAAATGTGCAGGAATCTCGTTTTTTACCCAGTTATCGTACACGCCTTTCGGTGCAATAACCAAGGCACTGTTGATCTTGCCAGACTCAAAAAGACAGGCTAACGTATCAAGAGCCACCTTAGTTTTACCTGTTCCCATTTCCATAAACAGCGCGTAATACTCCGCGGCCCACGACTCTTCTAAGGCTTGTCTCTGATGGTCATATGGTTTTGTCTTAAACTTAAAGTCGCGCATTTGTTGCCCCTAAAAAAAACTTCTTGACTTGGGCTGAGTATAAGATATTATCCGTATTTGTCAAGGCCCGAAAGGTGCCTTTAACTACGAAGGAGAAACGCGATGAGCGACAACATACTAAAAATGATGGAGCAGGACTCAGGTCAAACTGGTTCATTAGTTGAAAAAGTGGATCAAGAAGGGCTTACTTCGGTAGCTTCCTTGGCCCGACAAATCCGAGATGAAGAGCTTTATATTAAAGACCTTGAGACAGACCTCAAGGCTGCTAAGAAAAAGCTTTTAAAACTTACTGACGACGATATGCCTTCTATGCTTGCAGAGATTGGCATTTCTTCTTTTGCCCTAGATGACGGTTCCACCGTTGAGGTCAAAGCAACCTACGGGGCTTCGATCCTTGTAGACAATCGCCCTCAAGCATACGAATGGTTACGTGATAACGGTTACGATGACATTATTAAGAACACTGTCGAGTGCCAGTTTGGGCGTGGCGAGGACGATCAAGCAAACGCTTTTGCGGCTTTTGCTCAACAGCAGGGATACGTTCCTGAACAAAAAACAGCAGTTCACCCTCAAACACTTCGGGCTTTTGTAAAAGAGCGCGTCGAAGAAGGTGATGATTTTCCAATGGAACTATTTGGCGCGTATGTAGGTCAACGCGCTGTTATCAACATCAAGAGGGGTAAATAACATGAATAAAGCAGTAGCTAAGACCGCCAAAACTGAGGTGGCAACTTTCGATATTTCTATGTTTGAAGCAGACGCTAATAAGGGCATGGAGAATTTGGGGCAAGAAGATTTAGCTCTTCCATTTCTTAAAGTTCTTTCAGGTAACGCACCTGAGTTAGACGAACATGAGACGGCTCGTAAAGGAGACATTTACAACACCGTCACGGGTGTTGCCTACAAAGGTAAAGAAGGTGTGAAGGTTATACCTTGTGCTTACCAGCGTAGGTTTATCCAATGGGCTAAACGAGGAGAAGGGAGCGGGGGTCCAACAAATATATATGAACCCGGAGACACGCTTCCAAACACTGAGCGCGATAGTGATAAGTATGGTGATAATAAAGATTACCTTACTGACGGTTCAGGTGAATACCTTGAAGAAACTCACCAGCACTTTGTTTTGTTAGTTAATGATGACGGTGCAGTTGAAACGGCTCTTATTGCAATGAAGTCCACGCAGCTTAAAAAGTCGCGTAAATGGAATAGCATGATGATGTCTCGTTCTGTTCAAGGTACTAACGGTCCTTTTACTCCGCCCCGTTGGTCTCACATTTATCATATGAAAACTATTTCAGAAGGTAACTCTAAGGGAGACTGGCACGGTTGGGAAATGTCAGTGGAAGGTCCTGTGACAGACGCAGGGACCTATAACCGCGGCAAAGCATTTGCAGAAAGTATTTCTGCGGGTGACGTTGTGGTCAAGCATACGGAAGACGATGGTAGTTCTGTCAAAGAAAGTGACAGTGATCCTGTTAAGGAAGACGAAATACCGTTTTAAGTCGTCAATGTGGCGGGGTTTCGGCTCCGCCACTTCTTTTTCCGTAGGGGGCATTCATGTCAATAAAAAAGTTTATGACCATCTTTGATGGTCTCAAAGAAGCTTATGGTTATTTCAAGATTGAGTCCACCGGGTCTAACGGTAAGGCTAAAGGAAAGGCGGGCGTCCTCAAGTCCCCGCGAACCACGAAGCTTTGGGAAAGTCATTTAAAAGGCGGCGGCACAGGTCTGGGTATTATACCAATTAATGAGGACAACCAGTGCATCTGGGGATGTATCGACATTGACCAGTACCCGTTAGATCACAAGTTGTTAATAGAAAAGATACGTCGGCTAAAACTACCTTTAGTTGTCTGTCGGTCAAAGTCTGGCGGAGCGCATTGTTTTTTGTTCTCCAAAGATTGGATCGAAGCAAAAGACATGCAGAAGTCTTTACAAAATATGTCTGCCGCGCTGGGCTATGGCGAAAGCGAGATATTTCCAAAGCAGATTAAACTACACCTAGATCGTGGAGATGTAGGTAACTTTCTCAATCTGCCATACTACGACCATGAAAACGGCTTGAGGTACGCATTTTTGGATGACGGCACCTCTGCCACGTTAGAAGAGTTTGTAGAACTATACGAAAGATATGTTCAAACCCCAGAAGAAATCGTTAAGCTACAAGTAGTAGGCGGCGGTGAAGCTGACCTTATGAAGGACGCTCCGCCCTGTCTTCAGATACTTTGTAAAGCAAAGATTAGCGAAGGGGGTAGAAATAATGGGTTATTCAACATCGGGGTTTATCTACGAAAAGCCTATCCAGATAGTTGGGAATCTGAAATATTACGCTACAACATGGAGTACCTTGCTCCGCCACTACCACTGCCAGAGGTCAACATAGTCGCCAAACAAGTACAGCGGAAAGACTACGCCTACAAATGTTCTGACGCTCCAATAAATTCACACTGCAACAAAGAACTTTGCCGAACCCGTAAGTTTGGCATAGGAGCGGCTGTAGCAGGGGCTACAATTGCAAACCTGCGTAAGTACAACTCTACCCCGCCCGTTTGGTTTATGGACGTTAACGGGGAGCCTCTTGAGTTGGACACTGAAGCTCTAATGTCTCAACCTTTGTTTCAAAAGTCTTGCATGGAGCAGCTTAACTTTATGCCACGCTCTGTAGCTAAGAACCAGTGGGAAGGCCGGATCAGTTCGTTGATGAACGAAATGCGCGACAACGAGAGCGCAATTATAGAAGTAGCACAAGACGCCAGCATTAGCGGACAGTTTTACGACTACCTTGAAGAGTTCTGTCGTCACCTACAACAAGCGCAGGACAAAGAAGAAATCTTGCTCCGCCGACCTTGGACTGATGAGGAACAAGGAAAGACATATTTTCGTCTTAAAGACTTTGAAAACTTTCTTAAAAAGAATAAGTTTTTTGAATATAAAGCACATAAGATGGCACAAAGACTGCGCGATATTAACGGTCAAAGCACAACGTTGAAGATTAAAGGAAGGTCTGTACGGGTATGGCAGATACCGTCTTTTGATAATGTAGACATAGAAATTGAACCGCCGAAGTTTGGTTCACAACAGGAGGCCCCGTTCTAATGAGTCCGGATGACACTAAGGCCGTGCGAAACGCTGAGATTATTCGTTTGATTGACGATGAGCGTATGACAATGACCGCGGTCGCTAAGTGGTTTAGAATATCTAAACAGCGCGTCCAACAAATATACAAAAAAGCAAAGTCTTAGTATGTTTAGGATTTTTGGACCGCCCGGCACGGGAAAAACAACTACTTTGTTGAACATGGTTGATGACGCCTTTGAGAAGGGTGTTCACCCTCACCGCATTGCTTTCCTAGCCTTTACCCGCAAAGCATCCACAGAAGCGCAGGAGAGGGCCTCTGTGCGCTTCAACCTTGATCCGAAGAAAGACCTAGTGTATTTTCGGACCTTGCATTCTCTGGCCCTTACAATGACTGACATACGCCCAGAGCAAGTCATGCAAGAAGCAAACTACCGGGAACTCAGCACCAGCATAAACATTCCGTTGGGCGCGGCTAAGAACGCAAACTTTGATGATGACGTTTCTAGCGTTGTGGCAAGCAGTGATCCTATTCTAGGATTAATTAACTTGGCCCGGTTGCGTAAGGTTAGTCTTCGCGAACAGTACAACCACAGTAGTATCGAACCTGATTGGAACACCATCCAATATGTTGATAGTTGCCTAAAGTTATACAAAGAAACCTTGGGTCTGTACGATTTTACCGACATGCTTGCTGAGTTTGTAAAAGAGTCAGACAAATATTGTCCACAGTTTGACCTGTGTTTCTTAGACGAAGCACAGGATTTAAGTCCGCTACAGTGGGACATAGCTCATATATTAGATAAACACTCTGATCGTATGTACGCCGCGGGAGATGATGACCAAGCCATTTATCGCTGGGCGGGAGCCGACGTTGACCAGTTTATTAATCTACCCGGTGGGTCAGAAACCCTTTCGCAGTCCTACCGTGTGCCCGAAAGAGTGCATCAACTGGCGGGTAAGGTGGTGAAAAGGATTAAACGACGCTTTCCAAAGAAATACGAGCCCAAGAACGAGCCCGGTAACATTACAAGAATTAACTCTGTCAACTCTCTCGACATGAGCGACGGCTCTTGGCTTATACTTTCCCAAGCCGCCTACCAACTAATACCCGTGGCCTACGACCTAAAGTCGGGCGGTTACCTGTTTAACTACCGCGGCCAACGGTCCATCAGCGAGAAAATATCAGACGCAGTAAACGGTTGGGAGCAACTGCGTAAAGGAAAAGAAGTGTCGGGCGAAGTGGTGCGGAAGATTTACAACTTCATGTCCGTCGGTAATCGCGTCCAACGGGGCTTTAAAAAACTGCCCGCAGTAGACGATCAGGACATGGTTACCTTCGACACATTGTCCGCGGATCACGGCCTTCTGGCTACAAAAGAAATGATCTGGTCTGACGCAATGGACAAACTGCCAGAGACAGACCGGGCATATATCACCTCTCTTTTACGACGGGGCGAGAAGTTTAACGGGATACCCCGCATTACAGCGTCCACGATCCACGGGTCAAAGGGCGGGGAAGCTGATAACGTTGTGTTGTTCACGGACCTTAGTCCCGCTGCGGACGAAGACATGAGGATTAATCCAGACGATATGCACCGTGTGTTTTACGTCGGCGTCACACGGACCAAGAAGAACTTATACATTGTCGATGCAGATGATATGTCAAGGAGTTATGACTTATGAGTGAAAACCTTTCTGAACAACAGCGGTTTGACTTTATTGAAGCTGAGATAGACCGAGCTTATGTTCACGCGGATGACGAGTGGAAGCAAGAATACTATCAAAATGCAGCAAAGTATCTCTCAGAACACAAGTTTGTTGAAGGCGGCAAGATTTGTGCTTTTTGCAGATCACAAGGTATGTCCGACCCCCACCATCATAACGTTTGGGGAGCAATGATGGTGTCTTTAAGAAATTTAGGGTGGGTTGAAAAAGTTGGCATGGTGCGCCCAACAACACGACACACGCATATCAACGAGGTATGCCAGTGGGAAAGCCAATTATTTAAGGGCGAAAAGGCATGAATTGTTGGCACTGTAAAACAGAACTGATCTGGGGTGGGGATCACGACTGCGAGGACTCAGAAGATTACTTGTTTGAATCTAACTTTCACTGTCCAAAATGTAACACTTTAGTTTTGGCATATTATCCAAGGGAGAAAACTAATGAAGAAAATGACTTATGATGAATGGTGCGAACACGAAAAGAAAAAGCGCGAAGAGTACGAAAAGATGGGCGTGACCGATCTTGACGCAGTGCGGACAAGAAAGATGTGGGGCGATCCCGCCGTTAAGGATGAGGACATTCCTTGCGAAAACTTCACATGGGACGAAGAGTTAAACACATTTGTCCACACAGGAAGCTCAAACACGGTGAAGCACTGATGAAACGTGATGAAGTGTTGGATGCCGCCAAGCAATTAATTAACGGGCCAAGAGCAAAAGACTACGGTGATGCTTACGAAAATCACGGGCGTATCGCTGATGGTTGGAACGTTATTATGAACGGGGCCCTAAAAAGCCACGGTTACCTAACCCCGGCCCACGTCACGTTGATGATGGACTGGGTTAAAACAAGTCGTCTGATAGAGACGATAGACCATGAGGATTCGTGGATAGATAAAGCCGGATACACCGGACTGGGGGCGGAATTTGTCGAGCGTGATGCCCGTCCCGTAGATAAAATTATTGAGGAAGTAAAAAAAGATGGCAAATTTACAAATGGCTATGTTCGCCCCCAAAAGTGAATGGGTTCCACCGCTAGAACTCCCGGACATTACTGCGGCGGGAACAATAGCAATTGACGTTGAAACACGGGACCCGAACCTAAAAAAGAACGGGCCCGGCTGGCCAACAAAAGATGGCGAGGTCATAGGATACGCTGTAGCAGTGGACGGGTGGTCTTGCTATCTGCCCACGCGCCACTTCGGCGGGGGTAACTTAGACGAAAAGATAGTCAACAAATGGCTCAAGAAAGTCTTTGAGTGCCCTGCCGATAAGGTCATGCACAACGCACAATACGACTTGGGATGGATTCGAGCGATGGGCTTTGAGATGAAAGGACGTGTCATTGATACGATGCTTATCGCCGCCCTGCTTGATGAGAACAGGTTTAGCTACAGCCTCAACGCTTTATGCTACGATCTTCTTAACAAAACAAAATCCGAAAAAGCCTTAACCGCCGCGGCTCTTGAGTTTGGGATCGACCCCAAGGCAGAGATGTGGAAGATGCCCGCCATGTATGTGGGGCCCTATGCTGAAGCAGATGCAGAGTTAACTTTGGAACTGTGGCACTATCTGTCCACACAACTGAGCAAAGAAGACCTTTGGCCGATAGCTAACTTAGAGCTAAACCTTCTTCCTTGTCTTGTTGACATGACGTGGCGTGGTGTTCGCGTAGATACCAACCGGGTGGAACGCACACGAGACGCACTTCTCAAGCGCGAAAAGAAGATAATGCAAGAGATAAAACGGCTCACGGGAACTGATGTAGAAATCTGGGCTGCCCAATCGCTCTCTAAATCTTTTGATAAGTTAGGTATAAATTATCCAAAAACAGAAAAGGGCGCACCAAGTTTTACGAAGATGTTTCTGACCGAACACGAACACCCGCTTGCGAAGCTGGTTGTTCAAGCACGTAACCTTAACAAAACATCCGGCACGTTCATTAACTCAATTATGAAGCACTGCCGCACTGATGGCCGAATACATGGGCACATAAACCAAATCCGGTCAGACGATGGCGGTACAGTTTCGGGCCGCATATCAATGTCCAACCCTAATTTACAACAAATCCCGGCCCGCGACCCAGAGCTTGGTCCTATGATCCGATCCCTGTTCTTACCAGAAGAAGGCGAACAGTGGGCGGCAATTGACTTCTCGCAACAAGAACCACGCATCTTGGTGCATTATGCTCACGTTTATGGGCGTAATCGTGGCGTTGCGTTGGAAGGTGCGGCAGAGTTTGTTGACGCATACAATGAAGACCCTGACACTGACTTCCACACGATGGTTGCAGAGATGGCTAACATTCCCAGAAAGCAGGCCAAGACTATTAATCTGGGCATGATGTATGGCATGGGCGTAAACAAACTGTCCGAACAACTAGATGTTTCGTTAGAAGAGGCCAAGGGTCTTGTGAAACAGTACCATGACCGCGTACCGTTTGTTAAAGGACTAACCCGCGGTGTTATGAACAGGCTAAACGAGAAATCGTCGGCAGGGGCGTTGCGTTCTCTGGCAGGCCGTAAAGCACGGTTTGACCTTTGGGAGCCGGATACTTTTGCTATGAACAAAGCTATGCCCTACAAAGACGCGGTTGACGCTTATGGGCCCACGACGAAACTAAAGAGGGCCTACACATACAAAGCTATGAACAGGTTAATCCAAGCATCCGCCGCGGACATGACAAAGCAAGCAATGGTAAATTTATATAAGGCAGGATACCTACCTATGGTGCAAATCCATGATGAGATTGCAATGTCGGTAAAAACTGTTGACGACGCAAAGAAAATCGCTCACATTATGGAGACTGCTATACCTCTGGAAGTTCCTAGTAAATGTGATGTTGAAATAGGACCATCTTGGGGCGAAGCACAGTAGTTTGGACACTGCTCGCTTAACTGCCCCGCTTCGGCGGGGTTTTTTTACTTGACTGCCTGTTTTTAACTGATATACGGGGTTTGCTACTAGTCTGTTTTGAACAACTCAAGACGGGTAGACAAAAGACGACGCTCCACCCAGTGTCGTCTTTTTTTATGTCCCACTCTTTTCTTGCAATCTTGTATATTTTCCTATATTATCCTAGACATGCGTAAGCGCATTGGAGATAAAAATGGATACAACACGTTGGAAAAGCATTCTCGTACCGCGAGAAGTGTATGAAGAGATAAAAGAACTGTCAAAAACCGAAGGCCGCACCATTGGCGGGCAGTTACGGCTTGTTTTTGATTGGTACAGAGATTCTAAAAAAGGAAGCGCAGATGATAACCAAGGGGACAGGGCAGTTTCACAAAAGATTAATACAAAACCTGTGCCCAAAGTGCGAGCAAAAGCTTAAAATTGTTAAAAAAGACGCTAAAAACCTCGTAAGGTTCTGTGGCATCTGTAACCTGACTGTAACAGATCAAATAGAAAGTGCAGAATATATGGAAGAGGTATGCGATTAAGTATTGCATATCGCATATAAGGGGTTTATAAGGGCTTTTGAGGGTCATGCCTCATGCTCTATAGTTAAGACAAGACTAGCCCCTAGCTCGGTTGCCCCCAGCTAGGGGTTTACTTTTTTTAAAGGAGAAAAATATGGAAAAAGTGTTTGTAAACGGTCTCATGGCAAAAAAACCTAGAGAAACTGCTCCAGATTGGATAAAATGTAACCTAAGTATAAAACGAGCAGACCTCGCAGCGTGGCTCGCGGAACAAAAAGGTGATTGGATTAACGTCCAAGTGTGCGAAAGTAAGAGCGGGGATAAATGGTACGCAGAGGTAGATACATGGGAACCCAAGAAGATGCAGAACTCTTAGAAGAAGGATGGCGGCAGAATAAAGAAGACTTTCTGCAAGCCGTAGAGTGTACGCACGAACTTCTAAAAGAGTTTGAAGAAATGGGCCTAAACAAAGGAGCCGCTATCGGCGGTTCCCTTACTCATCTTATCTCCCACCTTATCGCCGTGTCCCCCGATCCGGCTACCGCGCTGGGCCTGCTTTCGTCCTGCATGACAAACGCTGCAATAAACGCGACCCGCGCCGCTGAGAACCACCCCGGCAGTGACGGAATACATTAGTTGACTTAATCCCATAATGTCTTATACTTCTCCCACGTTTTAACTAAAGGAGAACGACATGGAATTAATAGACATAAACGAAGTATGTGAAATCACTAAACTTTCTAAATCGACCGTCTTTAAAAAGATAAAAGATGGCACGTTCCCGGAAATCCAAAAAACACCTAGCCCCAGTTCCCGCGGACCACGGCTCGTGAACCGTTGGGACAAAGCAGAAATAATTGATTGGGCGTTTGATGATGATGGGGTGCAAGAACTAGATGACATAAAAGATGAAAAGCTTAGAGTGCCCTATGGTGATGCTTTTCTGGAAGAAGCCCGCAAGGGTGAAGGTTCCGGGCCAATGGATTGGGACGAGCCTATAAGCTGGGCTAAAAAAATATCTCGTCACAGATTGTTTATCCCGGTAATAATACTGGCTATCGCCGCCATGCTTTACAGTTTGTTAACTTGAGGCAATAAAATGACGGAAGAAGATAAGAAAAACGCAAAAATCCTTACGTTGCAAAGCCAAAACCTAAAACAACGTAACGAAATAACAAGATTAACAGTGGCCCTCGACAAATTAAAACGAGAAACACAAAATCTTTTAAAGGACGTTAATTGGATGAAAGGCCAACATAGATGAAATGCGAAGAATGTGGCGGTGAAGGGGAAGTGGAAGAAGAGTTCTTTAGACCACAGTCCTTTGACCGCGACATTGGAATAATAGACTCCCGAACAGTTACTTGCGAAGTGTGCAACGGCAGTGGTGAAGTAGACCTCGGTGAAGATGATTTGGACGACGAGTAAGAAATAATACTTGGGAGTTTTTAAATGTTGGCAGAAATGTGCTTGGCCCTTGCTTTGTATCACGAAGCAAGAGGCGAACCCTCTACCGGGCAAATGATGGTGGCTAAAGTAATCGTCAACCGCATGGAGTCCAAAAAATTTCCCTCAGATATGTGCGGCGTAATTATGCAACCACGCCAGTTCTCGTTTGTACGAAAAGGATTGGTGCCCGTTCCTAAAGATGAAGAAGCGTGGAAAATTTCTAAAACCCTAGCTCAAGAAATTATGGACGACCCAAGCGTCCTTCCCTCTACGTCCGCGGACCATTACCATACGACCAAGGTGCGACCTGTTTGGAGAAAGTCCCTTCATAGAATAGTCCGAATCGGTAAACACGTCTTCTATTCTTATGACCCGCCTAAAAATTTAACTGTAAGTTTGCGGCCTAAGATACG